GGCTTGCAGGCGTTCGGCAGGTCCCGGCGTGAGTGCTTCGCCGCCCGGCTCTGTCTGAGCTGTGGCGGTCCTGCGCCGACAGCTGAGGACAGCACCGGCATTGTGCTGGCGGAGTATGGCATATCTGCGATGTGCGGCCCTTGTCAGGGTGACGTGTTCGGAGCACTGCGCCATGGCGAGGACTAATCAAATGGCGTCCAGCAAACGCAAGTGCCCGAACTGCTTGTTCCACCTGACAGTGAAGGGCAAGTGCCCAAACTACTTCGGCCGTTGTGGCATCGTGCTATCAAGCCTGCGTGTATTCGGAGCACTGCGCCATGGCGAGGACTAACCAACAGCCACCCGCAACCGGCTGCGGTCCTCTGATGCTGGTCGTTTGCTTCTCGCTCGGAATGTGGGCGGTGATCCTGTGGATCTGCTGGCACTGAGCACCTGAGACAATCCTAGCTAGGCTTGGGCCTCGTATCGCATGACCAAGCGATGCGGGGCCTTTTTTGTTGGGTTGGTCGTGTCTGGCGAATCATCGACCGCCTGAGGTCGCGCCTGCTGGCCTATCGCCCTTGCCCGGATGCTATGGCATGGCCCGGATTATCGGGCAGCAGAGGACCGCACAGCCTCTGTGCCTGGGCAGCTGGGCAGGTCCTCGCCATGGCTGCGGCAAACAATTCGCAGCTGCTCAGGATTACGACATCGACGCCCGGACCCTGCACAGCTTGCAGACGTTGGCCGACAGTTGGCTAGCGGTGCCCGGTATGCTTGAAACGTTCGCCACAATTGACAAGCATGCCCGAACATCTCTGCATGCTTGGCAGCAGCTGGCCGTTGGTCTGTGTTGGCGATCCCTAGTCTATCGCAAAGCGCCAGGAAACCTGGAAACCTGCTGATTTCAGGCGATTCGTGGCGTCTGGGCGTGGTGTGGCGAGGCTAACAGGCCCCTATCCCCCACAGAAGAAAGGGGCAAGGGGGGAGCGGCGGTAGGGATCACGTATAGTAAGGCTCTCGCATTTTTGCCCCAAATTATTCCTAGTCTCCACCACCTCTTCCGCCACCTCCACCACCCTCACCGTCACCACCTCCACCAGTGGAGTAGTCACCACGACTTGAGATGGGTTTAGAGCGTTGCGAGCTGCTCTTAGCGCGACGAGGAGCTACAGCCATTGCTGATCGCTTCCCAGAAGTAGCCTTCTTCTTCTTCTTAGAAGCCTTCTTAGTTTTCTTAGCCATAAGATTCCTTACCTAGATAGGTCGAATTGGGTTGTTAAGGAGGGAGTAGTGCTGAGCTTGGAGGTCAGCAGGGATGTTCTGGTCATCATCATCTTGATACCTGTAGTGGTAAGGCTCTCGACTACCCCTGTGGTATAGGGACGATGCCAGCATCTGTAGCTGTTTCTTCCTCTTCATGTCCTTCAGGTAAGCATCACGGTGCTCACTAGAAGGGCTAGCAATAGCTAGGGGAGGACAGGTGGTAGGTTCAGAAGCTTCCTGGAACTCCTCATATGACTCTTCATCATTTTCGAGGCTGAGGACTAGCTTGATGGGTCCTAATTTGATGGGCAGCATAGATCTCCTTATAGAACTGTTATGGACTATCCTAACACCTCTTCCCCCTAACTTCCCCTAGACATGTGAAGGGCTGTGATGGGCTTGTACTGTACGGTTTCCTCTATAGGAGGACTAATGGACTGTCGATCAAGGAAGAGTGATCCAATTAGGACCTTCTCTCTTCTTGTCGAGTCCTAAGCAGTTGTCTCTAAAACGCTCTAGTTCAGCGTCTTGGAGTTCTTCTCTCCTGTCTTTGACTGCTGTGTCGATGTCCCTAGACATCTGCTCAACCCAGTAGTTCACGGCAATGCTGAGCACATCAAGCCTGTCATCGTGGGCTAAGCTCCCCTTCTCCCTCGTGATCCGACTCATCTGGTAGAACAGCTGGTAGCGCACAGCCTGCTCAGGAGGGAGATTCTTAGTCGAAGCTACATCAGCCTCAATCACCTTACGGTCGATAATAAGACGGTGCTGGTTCATCACAGGCTCTAGCCCATCAATGATCCTCTTCTCCTTTTGCACAGAGTGCTTCACACCCTCAATCGTGCAGGGATATGTCCGCCCCACGAAGGGAGTCAGTAGCTTCTCAAACATCCCGTCACCAAAGTTGCTCTCAACAATGATGTAGTTGACTTGCTCTTCTTTAGCGATGTCAGCTAAGGACTGGAGCACGTCATCGCTGTAGCCTCCCTGGAAGCCTCCTGCGCGTGTTAAAAAGAGTTGGCTGTTTAGCATCTTCACAACGCTAAAGGCCGTCTCGTCCTTTCCTCGGCCCGCTGGGTCAATGCTGAGGACAGAACCCTGTGGTTTGATCCACTCACCCTGCACAGCCATAGGTCGGTAGAAGCGGTCCCCCGAAATACCTACACAGTGCAGATCGTTATATCCGAGTTCAGGAGAGCTAGCCCACACCACCTTCTCAGGGAGGAGATCCCCTGGCAGCGACATCACGCACAGGTCAGACAAGGCTAGTGGGAACTTGTTTGCGTCAGACAGGCTCGTGTCGAGCATGAACTGGAGCTGGAACCCTGTCTTACCGTAAGAGGCTTCACGCTCTCTCAGGTCAGTGTCACTGAAGCGTAGCGAGTCTGTAGGGTCTCCTGACTGGGCTTCACCCTTCTCTAAAGCCTCAATCATTCTTGGAGCTAGAGAGTCGGCAAACACCTTGATCTGTTTTGGAGATGGATACCTAGCAGGCCAGATCCGAGTGTTATACCCCCGTGAAGGAAGCACAGCATAGATAGACGCTTCGCTCTGCGGGGTTCCCAGGTAGAGGATGCGCCCTCCTGGTTTGATGATTGCCTCGAACTCTTTAATCACCTCAGAGAGCTTGTCGCGCATCTGCTGAGTCTGGCTGTTGTTCAGGGACTCCCCATCATCACAGACAATTACGTCAGCACGGGACCCTGTCATCTGACCCAACAGACCTACCGACTTTACGGACGGTGCATGGGCCGGAGGAGCAGGACCAACATCAAAACTTACCTTACTGTCTCTCTGCCCATCCTTTGGCTGGAGGTGCTGGAGGATAGGCATCTCACGAATGAGACGCTGGGTAAATGTAGTGAAGTCCGTCGCTCTCTGAGCAGAGGCGGAGACCACCAAGACGTTCTTTGTCGGATCTAGGAGTAGGATGTGGCAGACGTAAGCTGAAGTGATCCAGCTTTTGCCTACCCCTCGAAACGCCTGGACTAAGAGTCGTTTTGGCCCTGTTTGGAGGAAGTCACTAATCTCATACTGGACTGGAGTCGGCTCAGGGAGATTGAGCTGCTTCCAGCACAGGTATAAGAAGTTCCTGAAGTCTAAAAGACGTGGGTCTACTTCAGGATTCATTCAAGCCTCAGATCGGCATGACTTTCGTCATCACTCGGGAAACTACCCCAGTCGCCCATTCAGTCCAAATCATGGCGACGTTGCTAGCTTCAGCACTGCCGAGGTTTGCCATTGTTGCTTTGACGTGAGCAGTTTCACGAGCCGCACCCTCTGGGTCCATCATCATCATTGATGTGATTCGGACAGCATCAGCGGCAATAGCTCTAAGCATCTCTTGCTTCGCTGGGTCAGTGACGGATTTCTTGAGTGACCCCAACAACACGTCTACTTCGTTCATGATTTCGTCACTCATTTCGAGTTCGCCTCCAAACGCATTTTCCAGCTCATGAGAGTTCGCATACGAGAAGCCTTACTGTCCTCAGTCAAATGCTCGTCTGTCTGGACGTAACGCTCATACTCAGGAGCAATCGCATCAAATGTAGCTTGGTCAGCAGTTAGGTAAGCTCCTGCGACAGAGATGCCGTTACAGCCGGAGAGCAGCGCAAGAGCTGCAAAAGGGATCAGTTTCTTCATGGTTAGGTGAGGTAGTCAAAAAGGGCTACAACAATAAAGCAAGCAACAACCTTACCCCCAATTGAATCAAGCAGATCTAGCCCGTCTTCGAGGTATTGGATCATGCCTTAGTCTTAGGTGCGTCTGGTTTAGGTTTAGGCTTAGTCGGAGAAGTATGACCGTTAGTCTCTTCTGCTGCGCCCTCACTAATAATAGACCTAAGATTAGCCATAAGTCCAGTAACCAGCAGGGTTAACAGTGCAGAAGCGACACTGATCGACTCATCAGGAATTGACCCGCATGCCAAGCAGAGGATGAAGCCACCGATGAGCAGCACCAGAATGGCTGGCGTAGTAAGTGCCAGATTTGTGCGGGCTTTTTCTGACGCGCTTTGATTGATACGCAGCTTGGCTAGCTCCAGCTTGACCTCTTCTCGGCGCAATTGCTGCGCTGCTTTGGCGGCTTCACGCTCCCGAGCCACGATAGCTTTGTATTTAGCCTCGGCCTCACGAGTCTCTTCCCGACGCATTCGGAGTGCTGCGCGTTCGTCTTTCACGATGAATGTCTGCTTAGGAGTGTCATCGTATTCATCTTCTCCAACAGGCGTTTTGGTCATCTCAGCCTCTCAGCCATGTAGCGACAATGACCGGGACTAAGCCACCTACCAGCCCAAATAAGCACCCAAACAAAGAGGCTTTGAGCTTTAAGGAATGAACATCCATCGTCACCTTTTGGAGTTCAGCAGCAAAGTTCTGTTCAGTTTGCATACGATTCCCCCTCTCATGCTTGATAGCGGTCTCAATGCGGTCAGTCAGCTTCTCCAGCGAAGCGTCGAGTCTCTGTAGTTCGTTTAACACTAACTTCTGATACTCGCGCCAACCTCCATCGTCATCGTTCATCATAGATGCTACTGACCCGATGCTTGCTGGTCTTCAAAAGGGAGCACTTCAGCCAGTTTGACTAAAGGACTACTAGCAAATGAAACACTATCAATTCCGTTGTCTTTAAGAAACTGTCTAGCAACATTCAATTCTGCGGCTGTTGCCTGACCCGTTTGAATGCGTTGAAGCAGGTCTTCAGCCAAGCCGAAATGGAGCTTTTCTGTGATCTGCTCGACAGTGTCTTTAGAGTTGGTCATCGATCCACAAAGAAGCGTATGTGTCGGTCCCAGCACCCCCTGAAGGGTTAGCTGTAGTGATCGACGAAGTGTTGGATGCTGTGAACGAAGCTGAGTTGCTTGTAGTTCCAGGAATAGTGCTAGTCATCACAACCACATTGGCTGAATCACCTCCTGTGGCAGACAGATACAGCTGCCTACCGGCAGTCCGTGTGTTTTCTGGGGATGCTGATTCATCATTGTAAGCGTTGATAGCTGCTGCTGTATTCACCACAGTTGCGGCAGTGTTAGCACCAATAACAATAGGAACCCCGCTTTCAGGAGTAGTCCCAGATGTATGAAATCTGAAAACCGGACTGTTACCCCAACCATCGTTAATAATGAGTGTGTCCCCATTATTAGGCTGCGAGTTAAAAGTCAGCCCCGCAGCTGCTGCTGCAAATGCAGATCCTGTCCCTGCTGAAAACGCCACTACCTCTGCGACCATGATTGGGAACGCAGTCCCCTCGAATGCAGCTGTATCAGTGTCATTGCACCCGATAACTGGAGCGGTATTAGCCTCCCACGTCCCTACAACTTTCTGGATCTCGTAAAGTGGGGCATCTGTAGAAGCCTTCCCCATAAGACGGACCTGGACAGTAGCACCCGCTTGTGTAGATGACCCTCGGCATTCGATATGAACACGAATTGCATCTGTGCGGTAAGCTCTAGGAAACCATTGGATAGTCCAAGGACCTGAACCCGTAGCCGCTACTTTATTGAGGAGTTGGCACGTCATGCTTAATCCACTAGCCACCCGTTGTAGGTTGCACCAGCACTGTGACCAGTAACTGCGACAGTCATCTCAGGGAACAGGTCAATAAGCGTGGCATCAGTATCGTTGGTAGCCGCAGTGACAGCCGTCGCAGTAGAGGCTAGCACAAGATGCCAGGGTGCATCGGGGGCTGCTCGCCCATAGATACTGATAGTAGCAGCACCCGTAGCCCCGGTAGTGATGCTTACTTGCCAGATGCCTTTCTCATCCCTAACCCGACGAGGTTGGATGATAGTAGTGCCGATAGTTACGTTGCCGGTAGCAGCGTTTAATAGGTGCTTCATAATAGTGTCCGTTAGGTGTTGCCGAGACGAATGAGGGTGCTTTGGATTACAGTGTTACTAAATCCGAGCAGGGTAAGAGTGCCATTTCCTGACGCTTGCTTGTTGCCGACAAAAAGCGTCCATTCCGTTCCGTCACTCGTAATGTCAATTAACCTGCCACAGCTAACTGTAACACGACCTTCGGATACAATATCCATTGTGCCTACTAGCAACTCATGCTCTGTGGTCCCGTCTTCACTGCGGATGCTTGCTGTCAGTGTCCCGGTTTCAGAAGCATGTGAGTTGTGGACTACAAACGACGAAGACCAGAAATATAGTCCTGATTGAAGGACCACGCTGTAGTAGTTAGACCCAGTTTCCACTGTCCCATTAGCAGCATAGCTCGATCCACCATTGTAGTGAGTTAAGCCACTCTGCGTAACTCTCAGGCCAGTGTTGGATGCAGAGGTATTCTCTACGAGAGGACTCACAAACCTCCAATTCCATGTAGAGATAGGCAATCCGAGCGCAACTCCTCCAGACGTTAGGCTGCTGTTAAGAGGGACATCTCCCGCTCCCACACCAGTATTGACAGAAGCTCCAGTCCCAACAGCAAACGGAATACCTAAGTGTGCGCGACTTTGAGCAGGGGTCCTTGTAGACCAAACCCCACTGTCCACAAATACCCCGGAGTCATTATCACTTCCGGTCACAGTTGGGAGGTTACCTGCAACAGCGGTGACGTTATCAACATAGAGTTTGGTTGAAGCGTCTGTGCCTGCCGTAGGAGTGCCAAGATTAGTAATCTTCTCGCCAGTGGCATCCCAGTCCGTGGTAGTTACATCAGGGTCTGTCCGATTCAGAGCTTTGGCATCCTCTGCATCAACGTAGGCTTTTGTAGCTGCATCCTGAGCACTGGCGGGATCAGTGACATTAGTGATCTTTTCTGACTCTGCATCCCAAGCTGTTTCGGCAGGGTTCTTCTTCAAAGACCCGTCAACAACATCCTTGCTCTCTTGGGCGGCATACAAAGACTGCAACGCCGAGTTATCTAGGTCAGCTTCAGTCAGAATAGCCCCTGCTTGAAACTCGACTACCCGACTCGCAGCATCAAGCGGTGTGTCACGGTAAAGCGTTACTAGCGTAGTCCCGGAAGACCATGCTACTTCACCTGACCCTACTACAGTTGTAGCAGCAGTAAATGCCACGCTGTTGCCATCACCCGCTACAGTAAAGCGAGCTTCCGCAGTAAACGTCCCTGAACCCGCCACATCGATCTTAGCCTTTAAGTGCTCGTTTTTAAGGAACTCAAAAGGGACCGCAAATGTAAGGCTTCCAGAGTAAGTGTAGGTTGTGCTTGAAAATGCCATTTAGTAGCCGCCTGCGACAACGCCGCGCTTTCTTAGGTTCTTGATATTAAAGACGTTCACAAAGTCTTCGGCAAGGTCGGGGTATTCCTTCTTAACTTGCTCAAAAGCGACTTTCTTGTAAGCCTCCAAAATACGCTTAATTAACCCGATTCGGGGGCTTTCAGCACTTTGGTCACTCATGTAGGTGAGCTTTTGGTATTGGCTGTTACGGACGAGGCTCAACATCGAACCCCTCAGAGTCTTGCCATTGATTTTGATCTCCCCGTTAAGCTCTTGCCACCTGTCAAACGCATCCTGACCTGTATCAGGGTTGACATAATTAGTGAGGTTCAGCCCATACTTCATAGGCTTTGGAGGAGTAAACCCGTGACCAAGCTTCAAAAACTCCAGTTTAAGGGTGTCATCTGTAAACTGCGTGTAAGAGATAGGCTGAAAAAGGTCCATCACAGAACCAATCGCATCTGTCCCTGCGGCAGTGACTCGCTTAACCGGCTCTCCTAAGAAGTTCCGAAGTGGCCTGACTTGGTCACTGTAGTAGGGAGTCTTAGCCATCAACGCCTCAGTCATGGACTGCACGTCTCTCATGTATGGATCGCCCATGGCATACAGCGACTGACCTTGAGCACTGCTGAATGGGATCATTGAAGCTGCGTAGGTTCTCGCCAACTTTGGCACAAACCTGTCAGGCTGCTCCAAAGCTTGAAGGACATTAGACAAACCTGCGAGGTAGGTCTTGTTTGTGAAGTTCTGTGTCAAAGCCACAACCAAACCCGTCAACGCTGTTGATAGCTCTTCTTGATCCTCAATGTCTGAATAGCGGATGTAGTCGTGGATGTCTGCCATCGTGCCCATGACTGTTGCGAATGGGTCAACTCGGGCGTAGGACACGTATCCGTCCTTGGTCTTGAAGGAGTATGGTTGCCACCCTGCATCCTTGAGGATCTGGCGTAGCTCAGGGTCTGCTGGACCCCGCCCGGTCATCCTTCCTTGGTTTGCATACCCATACAGCACTACCGCCGCCATACTGCCAGCGGCAGCTCGACCGGCAGCTTCTGCTCTCTTACCTAGATCAGCAGAACCGAAGTCCTTCATTAGCTGATTCTGAGACTCTCTCAAGTGGTGGGTTGAACCGCTAAGCTTATGGTAAGCAACCCGCGATGCCCCCAAGAAGTCAAACCGACGCCCTGCCGTCATAGCGATGTTCACTGGCGTCCTAACGAACGGGACAATGAAGCGCATCCAAGGCTGACGAATGACCATGGCTTGAATGCCCGCCGAAGTAGACCCCGCAGCAAGTGCCCTAGTAAACGTGACTTCTTCAGCCACCTTCAGTGACTCCTTTGAAATCGTGTTCATGGCGTGATCGAACCCGCCTTGCTCAGGAGGTCTCTGAGTGTATTTCTGAGCAAATATCTTTATCTCTTCAGGATCAATAATGCCTGATTCCTTCGCAGCTTGGACTCCTCGCTTGTAAGCAGTTGCAGCTGAGTAAGCCTGACCATCCTCGGTCATCATGGCAAGGCGATCATGGACGTGGGTTGCCAGATCGTCGCCTTTCATTCCAAGGCCCATACCTTCGCGCACCAACATCCTGTGAGCTTTTGCTCGGTAGTTGAGCTGCTTAAAGAACTCGTCAGTTCCAGTAAGGATTCGACTAGGGAGCCGGAAGGTGTTCCCTAAGAAGTTCACACCACTACCCATCAAGCTGTCATCTTTAAGACCCACCCCTCTAGCCGAGATAGCTTTGAAGTTATTTTCAGGCAGGTCGAGGACTCGTGATCCAGGATCAAGGATGTTGTCCCCCTGCTTTAGAGACTTCCACGCCATCTTGAACGCATCGTTTGCGTGGACAAACAGGTAGGTAAGCTCCGCAGTCGCGTCGGTCAAAGCCTGACCATTAAGTGTGAGAGAAGCTCCAAGCATCTTCTCCATTGGACGGTAGACGGACATCATTACCCCGCCTAGCCCGTTAACGAAGAGCGTCTTACCTCCTGATAGGATGGAGTTGATCCAGTATTCGGTAGTGATGTTCATCACCCGCTTACCGACACTCGGCTTAATTAGCTGGTTGACCCTGCCAATCCCTTGGGAATCCATCTTTCCTTCAGTCAGAGTGGTTTCGAGGATCTTCACCAATCTGTCGGTGCCTTTCTTTCCGCCCCGCATCTGAAGGAAATCTTGAAGCTTCGCAGGGTCTGCAATAATTCCTTCAATCGGGATATTGCCAGAACTCAAGCCACGTCCTTGTAGCGCGGTGAGGCCCTTCACCCCCGCAGTTAGGTTAGCCATGAACTCCACGTTGCTGTGGAGCCTCGCCATAGCCTCGCTTGAATCGCCTCCAGGCGTCTTAAAGTTCTGTAGGTCTTTGAGGATCATCTGCCCCATCGACTGCTGAAGATTCTTATACGCTAAGACACGCGCATGGATCTCCGACAGCTGGCGCACATCTTCAGTCAATCCCCTCTCGATGTTGACTTGCAAAGCTTGGTCATCTTTAGAGGTTGTAGCCACCATGACCCCTAGCTCTTCTCTAGCATCAGCAAGCTGCTGTGCCTGAGTTCTTGGGTTCACTGCTTCTACATCTTCCCCGATGACTGACCGGAACAAGTCTTCGTGAGTCCGAATAACTGAAATGGCATCCTCTGGCCCGGAGTAGTGAGACAGGTTGAGGTCACGACGGCTGAGGTAGCGGTCAAGAAGGTCAGCCTTAGAGTATTTGTATACTAGCTTCCCATCAGGGTCTTTGACTTTAGCTCGGGGATTGATACCTAGCTTTGCAGTTAGCCCCAAGCGTTTATCGACGTTACTTAGGAGGACACGAGCTGCATTCTCATCGAGTCCTAAAGGACGGAGAAGTCCGATTCGCCCGTCTTCAGGCTCATTCTTCTTAACCCTCGTTGCTGACTTACCACCCGCCCTCTTCTTTGAAAAAGCTGTTAGCCCATCTTCTAAACCCCATTGGCGATGCTTGCTTGTCCGCGAGTTATAGGGGTTCTTTGGCTGACCAGAACGCTTCGTTCTATTTGGGGCTGGAGTAAAAGCCCAATCCGTGGGGTTGACCAGGATCGATTTAGTTTTGGCTCCGCTCCAGGAAGCATTTTGAGGTTTCCGGTAGAAGAAGTCATTGACCAGTTTCTCGGTGTGCTCCCACCCAAACTTGGATTTGATCGCAGCCACCATTTCTAGCATCCACTGCTTAATATGGAGCATCACACTTCGCTCCCTATCGCCAAAATCCTTGAGCTTATCGAGAGACCTATCCTTCGCGGTCTCGGCAAACCACTCGTCGAAGTTCACCCATCGGTATTCCTCGGGTGTCCACTTACGGTTGCGAACGCGAGCCTCCGCACCAGGATTGGCCTTCATGTAGTGAGCACGGTCTCTCTTGTATTGCTTGTGAAGCTTTACAACTGTCTTATCGTCCACATACCTAGACATATGGTGCCACATCTCGTGGATCATTGTCTCGTGGAAGGCCCCCAGCTGTAATGCCTTTGATGAGATCGTGATGATGTCCTCAAGAAAGCTAAACTCGCCTTCAAAGGGTGGCTCATTCCTTTTGGGCCTTATGTTCCGCCTCACTTCTTCAGAAGTTCGGTCGCTGAAGCGGAGGTGAATGTTATCGAAAAGCGATTCGCCCATCGCTTCCGCAAACCTACTAACGATCTTTTGGTCTCGATCCGTCAGAATCTGACCAGCCAGCTTCTCTTCCGACTTAGTCCGCTTATGCGAAGGCTTATTCGCCGCATCTCGGATCAGGTTGCGGTTGAACCTGACCCGGTTCATGATGTGATCCATCCCCCGCTTCTTGACCTTGAGGTCCTCTGGAAGCATGCCAGTAGGGTTGTCTGGTGAAGTCCCCACCGAGTGACTGCCATCCGAGTTCATGGCAATCTTCATCTTGGTGATCTCATCAATGTCCGTGACAGCTTTTGAGATTGGATCTCTCAGCGCATCTGCGGCCATCCTGTTAGAGAGTGCTTCAGCATCCTGATCGACATGCTTTAACGCATCAGGACTGACGGTATTGATGCGACAAACTGGACCTTGAGCACTCATTGACAGCCACCCTTCTCGTTAATAGTTGCGTCCCAACCGTTGCCGTCATTCATAGCTTCCCCATGAAAATCAAGCTCGGTCCCATCAGGCATCTTGTTCCACAGATAGTCAGAACCACCTTTCTTGCTTTTCATAATCGCCCCTCCGAACTCTTTTTGGATGGCTCTAACAACTACTTCCATATCTGCTGGGTTATCCATTGAGTAACCTTGGCGGATGAGAAGCTGCTTAAACTCGCTGATACCAGGAGCCGCTTCCTCGAACTTAGGATGTAGCATCCCATCGATGTGAGGGTCAGCCAATTTATTAGAAGCCATGAATACTGGAGCAGCAGTCATCTTACCGCTGACAAGTTCAACTCGCCCAAAACGCTGAAGAAGTTTACCCCGCAAGAACTCTGCTTGAGTCCTCTGCTTCTCAGACTTCTTACCTCCTTCTGGCGACAGCCCGTCAAACGCCTTCTTTCGCGGATCCACCGGAAGGTTGACGATTGCTCTACCTCCGCTGTCTACCGACTTAGCGATCTCTTCAATGGTGTTATCAAGCATCCTCACTGCATCTTCTAAAGTGCGTGCTCCTGCACCCTGAACATTCAGGACATTGCTAGCCATGACCAAGTCATACTGCTCGGCTAGCGCATTGGGGTTGTGATGCGGACCTGTGTTTACCTCAAAGTCGTATAGGTCGATCTTGTAGCCCATAGCCTCGATAGGGTTGCCGTAATAACGGCTCTTGTCCCACCCAGGCGCAGCCCCTTCCGTTCCCCACTTACCCGACCCGAAATCCAAGATTCTCCCACCATCAGGCATGAAGGACGCCGCAAGTTTGAGAACTGCCTTGGATACCGCAGTAGTGGTCCAAGCAATGTTAGTCTTGCTAGCGGCTGCAATTTGCTCAGGAGTGAACCTGGGATCGTTGGCACCTACAACCGATGCCGATCCGAGTTCATCAGGACCCACTCGAACATGGATCTCACCGTTATGGAAGGCGTCATCCAACTCTACGTGAGCTGGATCGATCTTGATAGAAACGACCGAAGACCCGTAACCATCGGCATGGCCCTGCTCCAGGTTACTGAAGAAGGTTCCTTCCATACGCCGCTGCGTCCCTTCATTAGCTGCTGGGTAGGTATCCTTATCAAAAGGTTGGAACTTACCATCTTTATCAAAAGACCCCGGCTGGAAGACTCCGGTGTCTAAGATCCGCTGAGCGGATTCTTTGGTGGTTCGATGGTAGAGGGTGATTGTTCCATCGGAGTTGACGGCAATGGGCTTTCCTCTGAGGTCTTCAAGGCGGGCGGCATTTCGGTCGAGGGCTGGACCATCGGGCTGGGACTTGGCTGGGGATCCTCCTGGGGTGCCATCTGGGCCGGTTTCGGAACCGGGCTTTCGAGGGGCATCTCCGTGGCCCTTGCCTTGGTATTTCCGCTGGGTGTCTGCGACATTAGGTCCGTAAACATCATCCAACCGTTTGAGAGCTTTTTCATGTCCTTGTTTCTCTAGTAGATTCCTAAATCCACTTCCATCTGAGGTCTTACTATCAACTCGAAAGTGGTCAGCAAAAACATGCTCACCACTTAACTGGGATTCTGGAAGGTTGAGGTCAGCCAGGATCTTCTCCGACTCTTTGACGAATGGGAGTCCCTTCAACTTACCCTCGGAAAGCAGGGCAAACCCGTCATCTAAAGGGATGACCGTAACTTTCCTGGATCCAAAAGCTGACTTCACAGCGTGCTGAATAGCTTCTAGATCCCCATCACCACGCCTGCGTCCTAACGTGATCTCAAAAGCGTTAGCGGACTTCTTGGGGATCTGCTTACCACGCAGAATCTGCACACCCTGCACAACTCCTCGCCCGTGGTAAAGACCTTCGACCATCGCATACGCCTGAGCTTGGGAACGCGCAGCTGGATCGCTCTTACTCCCTCTACCCTTAACCCTGTCCTGCACAGTCCCAGATTTAGAAGCAGGCCCAGGCATGAGCGTTGCATCTGAAGGATCAACCTTCGACCGTGAGCCGAACCCTAAAGCCTCTTCAATGAGATCTTGACCTTGGTCCCCAACACGGGCTAGCTCCATATCCGCCTGGAACTGCACCTTCTCTTCCCAAGAAGCGTGGTGAAGTCCTTCAAGGATCCCGGAACCCTGTGAAGGGATGGATGTGTCAGGGAGGACAATCGACTTCTTACGCAGCAAGCTGCTCAAGTCAAATGATTCAGCAGCTGCAAACTTCTGAGAAGCTCCTGCTTCAACATTCAGACGCTTCTGAAATTGATCCTGATAGAAGTTCCCATACTCGACGTTGCTCTTAAGGTCGAAGTTGCCCTTCTTGTTCCGCTTCAGCCCCGCAGCTTCAGCAAGAGTCTCAACTTCACCAGTCATGGACTCCCAGAGTGTTTTAGCGTAGGACCAGATTGCAGCCTGTGTTTGGTGCTGCTCCCAACCTAGCTCGTCGGCTACTGACTTCACCGTCCGCTGCATGTAGTCATACTGAGCGTTGGTCACCTTCCACTCGGACCCTCCAGTAGACCCCTTAGTAGGAGCAAACCCAAAGTAGCGGGACATCCACATATCCATCGTGGAGCCTTTGACCCTAGTCCTTGTTGGATCAATCCCCGACATGATGTCGTTGTAGAAGTTGGAAATCTTCCGACCAGCACCACGGTTGATGTGCTCGCCTTTCACCCCCAAGTGTCTAACGACATCGGGAAGCCACTGGTCATCGTAGAGGATTGCCGCAGCCTGCTCCTGCATGACCGACGTGTTGATTTGCGACTTCTCCCGGAGGCACGTGGTCTTGTTGACCCTCTTCGCCATGTAGTAAGCGCGAAGTGCCCGTTCAAAGTTAGCCTCAACCCCCGTCTGAGGAGAGAACACTGCAACAAGTTGAGCGATCTTGTCAGCCTCGTCGATATTACCACCAGTCAGTTTTAGGATCTCTTGACCAGACTTCTCATACCACTCCTTACCAACTTCACCTTGCCTAGCCCCCATCAAAGCCAAGTTACGGATGTGGTTTAGCTGGCTACGCTTGCTAAGCCCGCCCTCACCATTGATGCCGCTCGTGCCTTTGTATACACCAGTAGGTCCTTGCCCAGCATTCGTGTTGATCTCATCTTCATCATCTACGAGCCGTGCAAATGAGTAAGGGTCATCTGGATTTGGCCCGTGTCTCGCAGCATTCATTGCAGTCTGAATCTGCTTCGGGTCCACAGCCTCGTCTGCACGATTCTGGGCTTCGCGGGGAGATGCTCCCTCAGCCCTGGCGATCTTGTAGCCCTTGAAGTGCTTAACTGAGAGGATGAAGGTGTCGATGATGGACCCTAACCCGAAGCCTTCAAGCATGGCTTTGAGTCGGCCTTCGATCTCTCCATCCGAGTCATCCGCAGCCAGAAACTCCGTAACAGGGTTAGCCAGCTCAGGGACAGACTGAATCAGATTAGCAAGACGCGCTTCGTGTCCGTCGAAGACCGCAAAGTCTGTAATCGCACTAGCAACCGCCGCACGAGTCACATCGATACCGGCGTTCCCTAGAATTGGCACTCCTGCCTTCGTGGAACCCCGAACTCCATACTTACCCGCAGCCTTTGCAAGAACCTGGGCTTCCTTTGTCAGGCCCTTAGCTAGCGTAAGTGATCGACCCACCTTCGCACCTTTACCTACCCACCCCACAACCGGGATGAAACCAGATGCGAAGTTGGCAAGCCCCTCGATCATGCCACCAGCGAACGTCTCACTCTCGCCTAGTAGACGTTGATCGTAGTCAGGGAGGATGTCCCCCGTCAGAGTATCGGCAAGTCCATAGACATCTTGGACCATCCCCTCGACCCCGCGAGGGATTGACATAGCCAGATCGCCCACATGATCGAAAAAGCCAAACTCCTCAATCTTCTCTTCAGGAGCTTGGGGAGCTTGGGGAGCTTGGGGAGCTTGGGAAGATTCGTTATACCAGTTACCCATAGATTCTATTTCGTGCTACGCATAGTCCCAACAAAGCGGGACATGGTATCCTCGTTTGCCGAAGGGTCGAATGGCGCAATCAGATACGCTTGCATCTTAATGTAGGCCGCTGTCACTTCCGGTGTGACGTTGAGTCCTTGGGCCTTCAAAAATTGAGCAGGCTCACTCCCCTTTACAAAGGAACCAGTCTTCTCGTCATACGTAGAAGGATCTGAAAGTAGCTTATCAAGCTGAGCTAGGTTCTTGAAGTTCCGGCTTTTCCAGATGTCCGTCCGCTTCTCGTCTGGGGTCTCTTCAGGGTCATTATTATAGGGGAAGCTGTATGTAGTGCTGATCAGCAAGTCCACGTCTGTGTGCGGCTCAGGATTGCGATTGAATCTTGGCACTCCTACGTGAGGCTCCCACGACGGCGTCCTACTAGCGGACACTTCAGCTAATAGCTTCGTCTCTACTGTTACCTCCGCCCTCCTATTGATGACCCATGACATGGGGATAACTAGCACGCGACTCATTTGCTGAGCTTTTGAAACCGCCTCTGGATCATCCGACATCAACATCTCAGAGATAGAGTGACGAGCTAGAGTTTCTACATCAGCCATCCCGTTACCCCCGACTTCCTGGTAGTGCGGGGCAATGTTCCGTCCAAACCCTTCAGCCCTTGCTCTTTCCGATATCATTGAATCGGAGTAAGGGAGCTTTTTGTTCTTGCTGAAGCCTTTTACGGTTAGTGATCGCGTAACTTTGGCCCCGGAATGAGCGGCTACCTTACCTAACACCGGACCACTTAGTGATTCTGTCAGGTTCTCACTATCGGCCAGCTCTGGACTGTAAAGTTCGCCCATCAGGGCTGAGAATATACCCTGCGCCCCTGCTCCGCCCGACGCAAACTCACCAGTAGGGCTGCTGTATAGGAAGGGAGAACGGTGGGTATTGATGTATATGTTTGAACCTTTAGGAACTACACCCTTCACTAAAGAAGGATTCAAGGTAATCGTATTCCCAATCGTACGACTCGGTGTGAAGAATGGTGGATTATAAATATCCACACTACCGCTAGGGGGCCTGGGTGTAGGACCCCCCAACACGACGTTCGAGATGTCCATCACCACTTCTGACCCTTCAGCAATGGGGACAGGAACAACTTCCTTCACTTTAGACCAGTCTGTTCCAGGATCTGTAAGTCTGCCTAAAGCCCTACCCAGAATCTCCTCCATTGCAAAGCTTTGAGTATCATCCCACCACCAATCATAAGACGAGGGGAATTGACTCATAAACTTCGGGCCAAGACCGAAGAGGTTTGCACTATCCACGCCGCTTTCAGGGTTCATAACCCGGACTCTTTGTAGAGCCTCCCAGTTACCTTGTTCCGGGCTAGCTTCTGATCCCTTCACATAATTCATTGAGGACTCACGAAGAGACACTTCCTCATCGGTCATACTTTGAGGTCGGGTGGGTGCCTCAGTGGACGCCACTTCAACCTCCCCTCCGTCCTTAGAGGCTGGCTTTGGAGCTGATGCTTTGTCCTTACGACCCTCAAAAGCGTCCTTATACACCTGCTTTGCCGCATTGATTACACCCTTCTGTCTGAGGTGGTTATCAACCGCGTTCTTAAGATCGGCTGCGTTCCAGGCTTTATCGCCGTAACTTAAGACTATGTTGTTAGCCGCTTCCTGCACAAAGTCCCTCACAGCAAGCTTGGCATGTTCGTGGCTCTCCGTAAAAGCGGCGGTCACTGTCTGATCGGTAACAACTCCTGCTATATTCAACGGTCTTTTGGCGGTGATGTCTGCTAACAGCTCAGCAAACTCGATTGTCTTTTGCGTTACCACCGCAGTCTTCCCATTCAACCTACGGCTAGCTGCATCCAATTGACTGTGTTGGGCTTGAGAGATACCTCCCTCACTCAGCAGGTTGTTAAGCTCATCCTTGCCTAGCTTTTCCCCCTTATCCAACTTGTCGCGAATATCCCTAGCATTCTTATTTTGAGTATCTTCCGTTGTTTTGTATACCCCGTCAATTTCATCAAGTATCTCCTGATATTCGGGAGTGCGGTTCAACGCCTCTCTCATCAGGGCGTCAGTAACAACTCCTGATAGAGTAACATTAGACTCACTCAGCTCGCGCAGCTGGCCGCTCGCCCTTTCGGCATCTTCAAGCAAACCTTCGTAGACTCGGTCCCAAAGAGCATCGCGCTTACGTCCCAGCTCACCTACTAGCGCATTGTTTGTAGGGGTCAGACCCAGACCCAGAGCTGCAAACCTCTTATCCTGTTCTGTCACTCGGCCCTTAGCTATTAGGAACGAGGGGTTCACCTTTGGATCTTCATGTGCGCTGGCCGCAGACTTTGCTTTACGGAGTACTGCTTCAAGTCTGGTCCTCTCTGCGACAGAGAAAGGGGAATGATCCAGGATGTCTCTCGCACCTCGAAAGTCGTTATCCTCTACACTCACACGGAAAGCAGCTTCGGCGTTAATAGCTTCATCTGTTGGCTCCTGTCTAATACTTCTGGATGAGGTTTGTAGACCTGCCACGAACAGACCCCTCGAAACCTTGTCAGCATTGACAACTTCAGTCTGCTTTAGCTCCCAATGGTTCTCTCCAAAGACTTCTTGGAGCTTCTTCGTCAGATCCTCATTAGACAGGTTATCTGTTTGTGCCTGTTCAAATATGCCTGCGACTGTTGTAGCCACATTCCTCAGACCTTGAGGGTTCCTCGCTTGCATCAGGGCGAGGCTGGTCTCCACTTGCCTCATAATCGTCGTGGACTTGTTCTGAGCTGCAATCCCTTGCCGATCCTGTTCCCTTTCTAACGTCCTCTGATCACTTTCCCGATCGTTGATGAAAGCCTCCAATTCTCCCCGGTGTTTAATCTGTTCCTTGTTACCCCCACCGACGTAAACGCTACGGAAGCCTTTCCCTCCAATTACGTCAGTTCCTACGACCAGACCCTTATTCTCCTTTCCGTCCCCCAAAAACGACCGAGCCGCATCGAGTGCCATATCGATGTGTTCCAGCTGCTCGGTAGCAGACAGGTTCCCATCGGTGGGGGGGTTAAGACTGTCGAGATACGCCATACCCCCACGGTGCATCGCGGCATCTGCTGAGAGATCCCCCAAATTACCTGTATTTCTTTTCTCCTCTAACTGTCGAGCTAACTCTTGAGCATTTTCAGGTGTTAGATTGCCGGGAGTTTGGGCTAGTCTGGCGGTCAAACCCCCAGTTATGTTATTGACCTCTAATGACTGACTGCGTTCCGCTACGTTATTATTGTATTTTTGCCCAACTCTCGCCACGAAGTTGCTCTTGAGCTTGGCATACAATCCGTTGACTACTCTAAGGGAGTCAGTATCCGTTAGCTTCCCTGGACCCTCTGCCCAGACGCGATCAAACTCACCGTCTATGGTTACGCCTTCCTCACGGTCAGGGCTACTGAGGCTATTTTCGAGATCGTTTAGGGGACCCGTGTCGGGGTTGGCAAAATCTTGAACTACCTGCTGACCATGCGCCTCAGCCATCCCCCGCCAAAACATAGGTCGAGTAGTGGGGTCAATTAACCTAGCCTCTACAGCATTGGCAAATGTAGTTAGATTCTTTCGGAACTCCGGGTGCGCCCTATAGAAAGCCTGACCTTTAGTAAGGTCCTCATCCTCCTCCTTCTTCGTCTTTATCTGAGCTTTGACAGCTAGTGCCTTACCAACAGTCGCACTCAACTGACTCAGGTCCGTCACATTTCGGATCTTCGGCTTGATGCGGGGAAGCACGAAGTCTGTGTTTACGGGCCTGGAAATGTCTCCTAAAGGTTGTGCTCTAGAAACAGTTTCAGGATCCGCTAGCCTGCGGAGTTTAGCTCTCTTTTTACTTGCCATTAGTCTTCTCCAAACGTGCCACCAGCATCAATGTAAGTCCCTAGCGCGGTGCTGCCGATGTTCACGATGCCCTGCAAGTAGTTAGGCTGTGGGACAGGATCAGGAACAGCTGCCAGATACCCGGCTTGATGACCCGCTCGGATGCGCTCACCCTGCCTAATGAACTGTGCGTTCTGAAACATCTCCTGCTGGTCTAGAGCTGTGACGAAAGCTGAGTCCTGCTTGTCCAGGTCATCCAGCATTAACCCTACGGATTGACCTTTCACCCCAGTCTCGCCAGCCTGACTCACAGCAAACGCCCGAGCTTCATCTGCCTTTAGCTGATTAGCTCGTTTCTTGGCCGACATCGCAATCTCCTTTTCCCGGTCTGCATCAGCGATAGCTGCATACTGACTCATAGCGTTTGCATCGTTGATCTGCTTTTGTTCGGCTTGCCTCTGCTTGCCTGCTCTCTCCATGGACTTGGCATTAGCTCTCTGCTGCTGCATCTGAATGCCGGTTGTGATGACCGCCATAATTGCCATGTTCGCTGTGGCGGCGGCTACTGCCGTGCCTGCAACTGCTGCTGTTATCAAACACATATTTTAGATCCTCACAAACTCGTAAAAAGGCAGCTTACCTACCCCAAAACTATCGTGTTTTGCAATGAATACGAACCCACACCACTCCAACCACCGACGATGTAGCAGATTCCGGCAGTCAACATAGTTCATAACTACATCGTAAGGTGCAGTTAGTAGGGCTATGAACCGTTTAGATTCCCTCAAGAAGGGCTTTTTGATCTTTAGTAGTTCAGGTGATGACAGCATCCAGATCATCCCTACCCCTTTCTGATCAGGCATGCGGCCTGAACCGAACATGGTAGTTGGTTCACCATCCTGAACGATAGTCAGACATGCTTGGGAGTTAAAGAAGGTGTGCGTAAGTCCTTCAGTAGGCTCACAGCCCAGAGCTGCAAGGATCTCCTCCTTGTCCTCATTACGCAGATTTGGCCCAAGACGGAGACAGTCCCCAATCGTGGAAGTCCTGACTTCTACCCCCGGTAACGGGAAGTCCTGGAAGTGTAATCTGCTTCCCATTCGATAGAGACGAGGTTGGATGGCTGAGGCGAACTGTTCTCAATCTGAATTGAGACTTGATTGTTCTTAGAGTGGATGGGGAAGCGGTAGTTACCACTACCCAGAACGACGTTCCCAATAAGGCTTCCCGAAGAGTTGAGCAAAGTAGCTGAAAACTCATGCGTCTGTGTGTCACGACCTTGCGGCGTCACATGGACCTTAAAGTGACCGGACTCGTCATAGACAATTGTGCCATACTTGATCTGCTGGCGGCCTGTAGCTACTGCCCCACGACCTCCTGTAGTTCCTGACGCTTCCCGGATGCGGGGTGCGGAGAACTCGTAGAGCATCTTGTATTGCTCCCCGACCCAGAAAGGTGCTGAGGTAAGGTCACCTTCGACAGTGATGGTGTTGCTACCCACGACAGGTGCAGAAGGGAGGGTGTAGATGTTGCCTGGGAAGACTGAGGAAGTAGCCCGAGACACAACTTGATACACTACACCTGATTCAATCTTGTAAGGCAGGGTGACCGTGGTTGTGTTATTTGCGGCAGAATAGGACGTGCTTACCCCTGTATCTGCATCACTCAGACGCCGGTCAAGAGTAGTGATGTAAGTAGAGTCGGGGTCAGTGCCCCCATCCGAGATGACCATCTGCTCTAAGAACAGCCCTTCAGGGCGGAGCACCACGATGTAAAGCGTGTTCTCAATGAACGAGATGTGCTGGACGTTTGAGTTAGTGCCTAGCTTGTATTTGCTCCAAGAGGACTGAACTCTTCGCCCCTCTGCTCCAAAGAAATACTTGTAGACGAAGATGGATGAAGTGTCCTCGTCTGACAGGGCCGCCACCATATTCTCCAATGTTGAAGTGGCAAAAGAGGTGAGCGTGCCCTTGATGTATTTAGGAACTGAGGCGGTTAGGTCCTCTGCATCATAAACATCTGTGTTGATCTGAGTGAGTTCCCGAACTCCTGAGAAGTCTCCGTGGCTGTAGCCGAACACCACACCCCTACCAGTATTCTTTGGGCGGATTGTCGTGTAGTTCTCGTAGTCCGTGACTGCTGATATTTGAACAGTAGCGGGAGTAAGGTAAGGCTCACCACTCAAGACAAACTGCGTCTGGTCCGAGAACAATACTAGCTTCTCGTTGAGAGTGACTGCGTGATGGAGTGACGAGACAGATACGTGGGAGACGCCTACATCGATGACATCGCTATCCAATAACGTGGTAGTGGACGTTCGGAAGAAGTTCTCGTAGATACCACTCTCCGACAAGATGACGTTGTCATTTGAGAGAAGTCCCATCCTGTTGCGATGGAAGAAGATGTCTGTGATGCGTGTAGTGTTCTGCCCTATGGGAGAGCAAAAGCTAGGGAACGGGTTAGTATCGTCATCCCCGACTTCTCGGTCTACCCAAGGCATCGGACCCCACACAAAATATGGGTCCCCTCCTGCGGTGAAGAACCGCTCAAGGCGGTGAGGCATCGTATCGGCTTTGAGTTTGTATCTAAGACCCCCAAGAGCCGCTTCCTTCCATACACCCTCACCAAATGCCCCTGCTCCATCTTTAGCTTCAAACTCTAAATAGAAGTTATCAGCTGCTTCGCTCTTGTCGCCCTGCACCTCGATCTTGAAGCCATGCGTAGATACTAAAGGGAGGTCAGTGAGGACATCGATCTTCTTGTGGACCAACCTCATCATGCTGTCCGCATTCGAGTCCGTGACGGAGAAGAGGTGGAAGCTTGTGTCCGTAGTAGAACCTCCTGGCCCATACTTGGGGACACACTTGATGACAGATCCAGAGCGTGTGAATGTCGCCAAAGACGTTGCAGCAACCAGCCCATCCATGAGCCTATCTGCGATGTCGCTTGTTTGGATCGATGTCTCCTCGTCTGTCGAAGGGGATTGTATCTGTGTTACTGTCCAAGAACCTCCGCTGGGAGCAGCCGAAAGAACAGGCCGGATTTCCAGACCTGTGTATCTCCCCTTGACTTCCGTTGAAGTGTAACCGGCGGCTTGAGTCCCAATTCTAGAGGCAAACAGTCCGTTGGTAGCATTCCACAGGAAATACATTTGATTGTGGATGTCAGAAATCTGCCAATTGACTCCCTGCATAACTGTATGGCTTGTTCCAAGAAACGAAGCAGTCCAAGCGACAGGCGGATCACCCGATACCAGTGTGGGGATAGAACCCACTACGATCCTCTGCTGATCCGTAACACTCCCGGCATTGATGGGCTGACCAGCGTTTGGTTGCTGACTTGTTGCTGGCTCCCTGTCACCATTCCAAGTATTGACCGTAAAAGTCACATCGCTCGTGTTGCCTGAAGAATCGTAAAGTGTGATTTCAGCCGTATACTTCGAGTTGTAAGCACCTTGCTTTACGAAAATGTAGGCGTCCGTGCTCATGGCAGCACTAACTGCTGCATCCTGCTCTACAGCCTTTTGAGGGTTGAGAACAAACGTGTTGTCAGCAACCGTGGTTGAGCGGATCTTGTTGGGGTCTAGGTTGTTCAGATACGAGAAGTCAGCAGCCGTAGAGCCATTCCCAGTCCCTCCTGGACCTTCGACTTCCCGGAACTGGCGGGCACCAATGTCCCAGACTTTGATACCTGGGGAAGTGGACGAAGCCCCACCTGTGTAGACAACTAGATACCTCTCTCCTACATCGCGGTTGATTGCGTGTACCGCTGAAGACCTTCCGGCTATAGCAGCCGTGGTCTCCATCAAGTTTAGGTGGGACGTAGGATGCCTCTTAACTAGGCCATCCACCACAGAGCTGTAGGCATTCTCTTGCAGCTCGGCTTGAGACGCATAGCGCAGAGTCTCAGGCTGCTGGCTTACCCCAGAGATGAGGCTAGAAGTGGACCAGCTAACTAAGGACATATTAGTATCGGCCTATCGAGTTGATTGGTGCTGTGCGGTTGATGGTGTTGAATGTCCCTGCGTTATCGAAGATCGAGTAGTCAGCCACTTCCATCTCTACATTCTTGAGATCGGCAAGTGCCATCATCTCGTCCCTTAGATTGAAGGCGTTTAGAAGCTGGCTAGAAACCATGCGGTCTTGAAATACGCGACCAGCACGCACAGTCACATACCTCTTAGCCACTTCAGGGATCTGTGCCCATTCGAGCAGGTAGACCGCAGTGACTGATACATCGGCAGTAAAGATGTCGGTGTGGTTAGTGAGGTCGTAGAGGTAGTTATCACGGATCGTGTATCTCGCATCTGAGGCAGTGGGATCTACATCCAGCCTAGACACGTTACCTGCTACAGCAATCTTGCCCTCGACATCTTTAGCGAGGGAGACTTTGTGCTCAGTGTTCCAATACCACCCACGGGATTGGACTTCCTTAAGAGTCTCATCAAGGATGTTCCCTGCGATTGCTACATCCCCTGTGGCATTAGGCTCAAAAGAGGAGACTGGTGCTTCGCCAATAACACTGAGCATAGTGTTGATGGCTTCCAGCTTTGTAGTTGCTGAGAGTGGCATAATGAGATGGGGACCAGCTCCACATAGGAACTAGCCCCCGTTAGCAGACCGATCAGATGGGGCTAGTCAGCATCAATTGCAGCCGTGCAGTCAGCTTGCTGGACAACAGCGCAGCACTCTGGGCGAAGCACGCCGTGACCCATCGCATACTTAGAGACGAACAGGCTACCCTGCCGTTCCACTTGATACTCTGACTCCATTGCCAGATCCATGAGGCTCACTGTGCCGAGTCCACTCTTCTGTAGGACTACAGCATTAATACCCGCAGCTGCGTCCAATGCACCGGCTCCAGTGTTGTTACCTCCGAGTGCAAGGTTAATCGAGTAGTTGTTACCGTTGGTGCTAGCGGTCCCGCCAACATGCAAGTGGTCAGTGTTGGCATGGTTGACGCTAGCTGGGATGTGGTTGGATACGTAGATCTTGCCACCCCATGCACGGAACAACGTGCCACCAGCCATTGAACCATTGTCAGGACTCACATCCCGATCAATCATATCCTTCTGCTCGATGATCTTGTAGAAGGTCTCTGGGTTGACGATGATGGCTCGATCCTCTGCGGGGATGTCCTTCTCGTCCAGAGTCTGCATCGCAACTCGGATACCTGACAGGATGTTAGCAGCGGTAGATCCAGCAGCCTTGATAATCGAACCCTTTTGTGTGGTGCCAGGAGTTGGGGTCTGCTGATAGGCACCAATCACACTAAGGAGGAGAAGCTGTTCGTCGAACTTCTTCGCCATCGCACGCCCCAGTTCAGTGGCGTATACCGAACGAACGTCATAGTGGTTGATGAGTTCATCCGCCTTAGCGATGAAGACGCTAGAGGTCAGCATCTTATCAACAAAGATCAAGCGTTCTGCGTGCTTGATGGTGTTAGGGTAAGACCCATCAAGTAGTGATTGACCAGGGGTGTGGTATGCCGTGGTGGCAGTGCCCACGACAGGGAATTGAGCGGACTTGCCGTTCTGAATGGTGCGATGAGTCTGGAGAGCCTTCATCACATTCGTCTCTTCAAAGGTAGTGAGGATCTCTCCAGACCACTTCTTGAGGAACAAGGCATAGCTATCTCCACTGCCGTCGATATAGCCGGGATTACTTACAGTTGCGTTTACCATTACGGTTCTCTACAGGGGGGGTTTGTCAGTCAGGTTTACAGGCAGGTAAGACTCTGAACTTCGATCCAGACCTGTAGGTTATCCACCGAAATGGGCCTAAGCGTATTCGAGCGTCAGGGGAGCGTCTAATTAGGCAGTAGGAACATACCTACCGCTCTAAGGTCCTATTTTAGACTAGTGAAATAGGATTGTGTCAACAGTAATACTGAAGATCTAATTCCCCGACTACAGCTGAGATCCCCGTAATCGGTTCTCTACATCCTCGCGGTAAGCGGGATCAGTCTTGTATTTAGGGTTACTCATCGCCTCAACAAGCTGAGCTGTAGAGCGGAAGGGGGCAGCAGCTGGCATCCGGTTCGCCTTACCCTGCAAGAGGTTAGGTGCGACACCCTCTGATTGAGAGTAGCTGTCTCGAAGTCCACGGATAGCGAGACGAGCTTGCTCCATGTCTCCACTTTGAACTGCACTGTTGTAAGCCAGCTTGGCCTCTTCAGTCATGTTCATAGCAGCCCACTCAGACATTTTAGAGTAGGCTTCTGCTCCCCCAACCTCGGCGTAGAGGCTTTCCTGCTCATTGGCAACCAAAGCCTTCTGGCCTTCAATGAAGGAGTTGACCAGATCCTTCGGGTAGCCCATCGATTCGAGAGCAGTGTAGCTCTCTTCCTTTAGCTCTCCTGATTCAAAGAACTCTTGGCTGTATTTATCGAGCGCACCTTCTGGTGGCGGCGCGTCCTCCTCCTCTGAAGCCTCCACTTCTTCAGTGGAATCTGGTTCTTCCGTGGGAGTCTCCTCGACCACCTCAGCCCCTCCTCCGAGCTTCTGCTCCAGATGGTTGTAAGAGGCCAAGAGAGCTTGGACATCAACTTCGCCTGTCTCTGCATTCTTGAACTTGTCGGGAACACCCACCCCACCTAGTGGCTCTGACTGACCGTCGATCTGGTGCGGGGTTTGCTGATTGTTGACTTGAGGTGCCGGTGCGTCGGGACCCGACTCTTCACCTGTCAGACTTACTGCGTGGACTTCGCCCATTAAGATTCACCTTCTTGAGGAGGTTGTGGGGGTGGGTTGTTATTCATTTCTTTCAAAGCGGTGGGTCCTAGCTTCTCAGCTAGTTGCATCATTTGCTGTTGTTGCTGTGCTTGTTGCTGTGCTTGTTGAACTTCTTCTTCGGACTTGATTAGTCCCTCTGTATCAATGCCTACTGCCGTTGCTCTCCTAGTGAGGTAGTCAGGGATGTTGACATACTGCATCAAGGCATCGGGGCCGAGTTGCTGGATTGCCCCACTAATGAAGATGTCCAAACGGTTGAGGTCCTGCCCACGCCCAAGTGCTTCCAACCCGGTAACGATCTTGGGCCTGACTAGCCCCTTCGGCAGCTTCGGAATACCTCCGTTCTTGGCGAGCCTACTCATCAAGATAGTGACGAGAGGCATTTGAAGATCGCTGGATAGGACTGAGAAGACTCCACCTAGAGCTTGCTCCAGTTCCTGAGCCATGAAGCGGATCTCTTCAGCAGTGACTCGCTCGGCTTGACGCTGCACACTAGCATTCAAAAGGAATGCGTGCATGAGCCTTTCCCTAATCTGGCTTACTGCCTCCAAAGCCACTCGGAAGTCAGCTCCCTTGTTGACCTGTAGTGTGGTGACATCAGCGGCGTTACCTTCTCGGATACTACCGTTAGGGCTTTCGGCTAGGACGCGAGCACGGGTTGTGCCGTTAGGGTTGACCAGGAATAGGATGCGGCTAGCAGCTGCACTACCCTCAACGATGGATTGAGTAAGTGACTCCAGAGATCGGAGGTCACCCATATACTCTTCAACGATCCCCCGACCAAAGTCCTCGCCTGCAATGGTGGACAACCTCAACGGGAGGAAGGGCATCGACTCTGCTGGGTAAGATCCTTCGGATCCTGGGATGATGATCCCAGCAGCTTCCTGCCACACTTTGAATGTGTCGGCCTCAGTCCTATGGATGCAGGTATAGACCTCCACAGTCTTATCAGTCTGGGAAAGCCTGTCCTTCACATGGGGAAGCATCGACTTAGGTAGGGACTTGGGCGTCACCTCTTCCTTAGTAACGATGGTTAAGACGTTACCCTCGGGGTCACGCTCAACGACGTAGGAGTCTAGATGGAACAGGCGCATCCCTCCTTGCTCCGGGAAGTAGAGGAGTGCATTGCCTGTGCATAGCAAATGCTTCAGTGCTTCAAACGTAGCGACTCGGATGCCTGTCGTTTCGATCTCCGACATCACCGCTCGCTCCATCTTGGCGAGGGACTCTTCTACCTCTGCTTTAATCTCTTCCGAACCTCCGATCTCCTCCATCTGCTGAGGTGCAATCGACAGGCGGAAGAAGGTTGCGTTCGGTGGGAGAAGCGTCAGCAGCAGCTTGCTGCTTAGGTTGTTGATGCCCCGTGCGCCAAGACTCTGGAACGGAGTTGGCAGCCTGCTGTGAGAGTTATGGGACTCTGGCGGCAGGATGCTTGGGATAGTGAGCCTAGCGCAGTCCCGCGCTCGATCTAAAAATGGCTGACGCCTAACCTCTAGATCTCGGTAAAGGCCAGACGCAGTCTTGTCCTCACTGCTGTTGCCACTAGAGGTTGGGGAATACTGCATAGTTCTAAGCGTTCACGCCGACATCAGTCTGGAGAGTGAGGGGGCTGTTGCGATACCTGTCTGTCCCGGACTCCGCTACCTCCGAAGCCTGTTTCTTGCCTTTAGTCTTGAAGAACTTGGCAGACTCCTCCGCCTTAGGTGGGGGAGCGGGTGGTTGAGGGGTGGGACCCGGCATCTTAGGGCTGGAGCACATGAGTATTACCAAAGGCTAAGGTTGTTGCTCTTCAAAACGAGCACGGAGGAACTTCACAACGGTGTGTTGTCCTGATTTAACCCAGATAAGTCTATCAGGATCTGTCATCTCGGGGCAACGATTTGGGAATAGCAACTCTAAGTGTGTTACTAGGGCTTCGGATACCGGGGGGAATGGCTTCTCACCAAACTCCGATAGGTCTTCATTGTCATCCATTAGATTTCTCCCCTCTTTGTCTGGGCTAGGTAAAGCTCTTCACGTTTCTGCGTCATGTAGGCGGACAAGATAATCGAGTAGTTGATTAGATCAAGTAGTGTATCGTCGAAAGACTCGTCTGTAACCTTCAGCTCCCCACGGTCAAGGTAGTTCGCCAGCCTCGACATCTTGTCTGTCATCCTGACTAGGATCCCTTTCTCGGTTGGGCAGATCCCAGCAGCTTCACACATCGTGAAGTTCTTAAAGGGCGTAACTCCTTCAGACCCTGCGTAATCATGGTTCTTGTTCGCCATGAGCTTGTGAGCTTTCTCCGCCATCTTGGCTGCGTGGTCGAGAAGTTTTGAGGAGGTCATGGTTGCCATAGTTTCACCTTCTTGTTTTCAATATCGTAATCGGATTGGCGGCATATGCGGGCCACGCGAGCTTGCTTAAGAGCTTCGTCTTCACTTAGACCAGCCTTCTCGTAAGCATTGAGGACAGCCGCCCACGTCGGGTCTGCATCTAGTATGCGCTCTGCCCTCTTTGCTCCGATGCCTGGGCACCCTGAGTATCCATCTGTAGTATCACCCATCAGCGACTGAGTCAGGTGATTCCTGTCAGCCTCTTGCTCGCTAATTGCGACAACACCATCCTCTGGGTGTTGAGGGTTAAACAGATTACAAGGGACGGACTTTAAGTCCTTGTCTACTGTGACTACTACCCGGTCTCCTGAGAGTCCGTATAAGCACCCACCTGTAGCAAGGATCCCTAGTGTGTCATCCGCCTCCAGGGTTGGGAGAGTTAGGCACTTGTAGGTATGGCGGCAGTAATCACGAACCGCTTTGTAAGCGACTGGCTTCCGCTTCTTCCTGTTCGACTTGTAGGAAGGCAAGACGCTGTGCCTGAAGTTGAGGCTATCGCTAAAAGCAATCAGCACGTCAGTAGCCTGTAGCTCGCTTTTGATAATGTGCAGCTGAATATCTAGCTGAGCCTTCGCCACTCCCGCATCAGCATGCAAGGTCCAGAAGTCATCTCCCCAATGGATTGGCGTCTCTACAGCGGTCGTGTGTTGGTAGACAAACACGTCACCGTCAATAAGTAGTGTGGTTCCCATCTCAGTGTGTCTCGCTCCAGTTGTTCCCTACCTTGTATTCCGCATCTAGTGGGCACTTGAATGCGTAGGAGATCCCAGCTTCCTTCATTGCCTCCACCGCTTTCTGACCAACTAGATCAGCTACTTCCTCTTTAGCTTCGAGTTGGATCTCGTCGTGGATGTTCGCCACGTTGGCGTAGTCCACCCCAAACACAAGCCCCTCTTCCAAGAGCATGTCGTAGAGCAGGCAGGTCGCACGCTTGACTAGGATTGCTCCAGCAGATTGCAGCAGAGTGTTGAGCGCGGAGTGGGGACTTCGGATAGGAAGGACTCTTCGGTCGATAGACTTGAGACATCCCTTGTCTTCAGCTTTCGATGTGACTTCTTCGCGCAGGCGTTTCAGCGCAGGCGTCTTAGAAAGGAATCTTCTACGGAGAGCCAAGCCCTCCTTCCGGCCTCCCCCAACGATAGCACCTAGACGCTCTGGCCCTCCCCCGTAGAGGAAGCAATAGATCATTGTCTTGCTGAGGTTCCTACCGTTCGGCATCTTGTCGAGACCAGCCGCTTTGGCGTTAGCCATGTGGATGTCACCGCTCAGCAGAGTATCTACAAACTTACCTTTGTCGTATGGGTGGAGGTAGTGGCCTAAGCATCTAAGCTCTAACCCTGAAGCATCCGCCCCGACTAGCTTGAACCCTTCAGGGACAGTGAAGAGTGAGCGACACTCCTTGCCATAAGGTGACCCTGAGTTAGGAACCTGTGCCACGTTCGGGGAGCTGTGACTACAGCGAGCTGTTACGCAACCTATTGGATTGACTCGGCCATGGATCCTGCCGTCTGCACTCTGCGTCTTTATCCAAGCTTGGTTCCCATCCGCTAGTTGGGAGATTCGTTTCTGGACCAGCAGGTAATCCAAGAGGATTGCCGCTTCTGGGTAGTCCATACCCTTCAAGACTGACTCGTCAATCTTCGGTCTCCCATCAGGAGTAAACTCCGTAGGCTTCCACCCATACTTACCTGTGAAGCCCGCAGCTATCTGGTTCCGGCTTCCTGGGTTGAAGGGGATGACCTTCTCCTTGGTCTTCAGCTGAATGATCTTAGGAGGGAAAGACTTCTTAGCCAGCTCCTCTAACTCATACTTCTTCCCAAGCAATTCTACGTGCAGCTCCTCAGCTGCTTTACGGTCGAACAGAAATCCATGTTCTTCCTGCTTAAGCATGAGCCAAGCAAACTTGTGCTCCATACGGCAGGCATGCGGACTGGGTTTCTTCTTAGCTATGACCCACTCCAACTCTTTAAGCACCTTCACGTCTTGGATGCAGTAGTCGAGCATCTCTTGCGTGTAGATGTCGAACCCAGGCTTCTCAGCCTTCTCGGTCCCCAGCCTGAACCCCCAGGCTTCAAGTGAGTGACTACCGATTAGACGCTTGGGGAAATCATCATCTTTGCTAGCCCTTGCGAAGTCCTTCTCTCGCAGGTCCGGCCAGCACAGTCGTGACATGACCAGAGTGTCGAATATCTCAGGCCCCTGGTGCAGGTCTACGCCGCACATCTTTTTAATCAGGGGAACATCATACCCCAGAGCGTGGTGAGCCACGATGCGTCTAGCCTTCATCAGCGTAGCAACCCCTGTTGCCACTTCGCTGCCTACGTAGGTTTGGACCTTGTCATCATCATCAATCGTTACAAGGCAGTGGATCTTCGTTACCGAGTCGAGGAGTCCATCAGCCTCACAGTCAAACCAAAGAGAATCACTCATTAGAACTGCGCTCCTTCAGAATCGTCACTGTCAAATAGATCGTAAGCTTCCGTCATTCTCCCAGTATCAGGGTCAAACTTCAGGTTGCAGCACACACCAGTAACACCACTGAACCTGTTCTTCAGGCAACGTATTGTCGTGACGTTCTTAGAGTCCTCGTCCTGCAAGTCCCGCTCTAGGCCAAGCACAATATCACTCAGCTGTCCAATTGAAGCGGAGCCTCTGAGCTGCGATAGAGCTGTCCGCTGCCCCTCCTCATGGCCCTTGTTTCCATCCGGGCGTTTCAGGTGAGACACTAGCAGCATCCCCGCCCCTGTCTCCTGCACTAGCGAGCGCAGACGAGTCATCGCGTTGTCGATGTTCCGCCTCTCGTCACCATCAGAAAGACCAGAGACAACCAAACTCAGGTGGTCTAACACGATCCACTTGCACCCACAGGATCGGATCATGTATTTGATTCGGTTCAGTAGGTTGTCGTTGTCGAGGCTTCCCCAGTGATCGTAAAAGACCACTCGATCTGCACCGATAGCGTTGTCGAATGCTCCCCGTATCTCCTCCGGTGTGCTGAGCGTCTCGTCTAAATGGATAGGCTTATTCAGGTGAAGCCCAATCAGTGAAAGGGCACTGCGCTTTACCGACTCCTCAAGAGCGATGTAGCCAACCTTCTCCCCTTCTTGAAGAAGCCAGTGAGTGATCTCTCGACATACCTGTGATTTGCCTACCCCTGTTCCAGCACAGAGAGTGACCAGCTCACCCATACGCAAGCCACGAGTCACAGCATTCATGCCCTGCCAAGGATATGGGATTGACTTGGCTGTGTTCTTCTTAGCTACCAACTGCCACACGTCTTCACCACTGACAATGCCGTCTGGGCGGTAGACCTTGGCTCCCCATATCTGATCGATTAGCTCCTTACCCTTACCTTCGCGGAGCATGTCGTTCGCGTCCTTAAGAGGAAGAGTGACGATCTTTGCTTTACCTGGAGACAGTAGGACAGAGCACTCTACTGCTGCCTTCATCCCAGGTTCGTCTGAGTCAAAGCAGAACACCACTGACTCAAACTTCTCTAACCAGTCCAGGCTCCCTAGAATGGATTTCTTAGCTGACTGGGCACCGTTCGGTAGGCTCACTACAGGATACTTGTTTCCGTAGAGTTGGCTTACTGAGAGCGCATCGATCTCACCTTCGGTGACTACAACCATCCTCCCGCCATCGCGCCAAAGATGCTCGCCGTAAAGGCGTGTTGCCTTAGAGTCTCCTAGCCAACGGAAGTCTTTCGACTTGAACCGAATCTTCTGTGCAATGACTCGCCCCTCTGGGTCTTTGTAATCAGCTACTTGAACTGACTGGCCCTTGTATGAGGAGTATCCGTATCCCCACTTAGCACAGGTCTCCCGGCTAATCATCCGCATATCTAAACTGCGGTGTTCTGTTTTGAGTAGGTCGCCTGAATAGACTTCCTTAGCTGGTGCTTGCTGCTCTCCTGCTGTCGGCGCATTTACATGCTCACCACAACTAAAGCAGTGTGTATGTCCATCGTCAAATGATGCACATGCGTCACTTGATCCACAGCTCGGGCATGGGCCACGCGCTATGAAATTACTCTCTTGTTCCCTCGTATCGCTCAACTGAAATCTCCACTCCTGGCCCAATGCCAGGGTCTGCATATCCCTTGGTAACTAACAGACGAACCACTTGGCTATCGTCCTCATAAAGCACCCCAGTCAGTGCGTCTAAAACTGACCGGGCGAGCTTATCCGAGTCCGGCTTAGAGTATTTGTATCGTGGTGCTGACTTGGTCAACTCCCCGCTGCTCTTCAAATGACTCTTGGGCCGAACAAAGCTGAACTTGGCTGTAACCTCCACAGGCTCTTTGGATGTGAAGAATACCTTCCCGCTGTCAGCCATCACATGATTGGCTTGGGCAGCTATTAGGTTTCGCCACTCCTTCAGGTTCTTAGAACTGCTGGTGAGAACAGCTCTGCCGTTCACAACAAATCCACGCATGGAACCCTGCGGAACAGGGCTACCACACACCCGGAAGGTTAGCCCCCTCATTAAAAATCTTCAGGTGAGCTAGGCTTTGCAGTCTTCTTCGCATCATCTTCAAAGTCAAACGACTCGCCAGATGTAGTGAAGCCTCCCGACATCGCCTCAAACCCGAATGATTTAGAAGAGCCGCCACCAGCACCTTCTACCAGCTCAATAATCTGAGCAGCCTTGATCCATAGAGAGACGCCAAAGCCAAGGCTGGCGGTATACCATGGGTTGAGAAGTCCGTTGATACGGAGCTTGCTACCACCCCCAACGTGATCCTTCATCGGTGTGCCTTGAGCATCAAATAGGGCAACCGTCTGCTCGTAAGCATCACCCCGGCGAGGCTCGACACGGTGCTTAAGCTTGAACTTGAAATCAAACTCACCAGTTTCTTCACCGTTGTCGCCGGTAACAACTGAGTAGCACATACCCGCTTTCTTTAGCTTGCTCTTTCCCTCAAGCTCACAGAAATGCCGGTAAGCACGATCATGGAAGCTGTTGATCTGCTCAATGACCTTCTGTGCGCTGCTAGCCTCTAAGCGTAGAGTGCAGCTAAACTCCCCTTCTGGTTTGAATCGTGTAGATGGTTCGTTGAGGGTCGGCCAGATTGCAGTGCCGACAGGAGTGTTGATGTTTTCGCGTTTCATATCTGACTGTGTGTTTAAGAGAAGAAGTAAGTAGACCTCTCTAATTCTTGTGGAACCCACGGACCTGCCGTAGGTGGGTCTGGGAGCGTAGCGGGTGACGAAAGACTCCGCAACCTTTTCGATGTGTCGTGATGGAAAACAGTGAGCGGGTCGGAGTCGAATGTCTGAATGTGTGCTGCCCGTAACTGCCTAGCCAAGTCTGGAGCACATGCCGCATGAGTCCCGTAGCTGTCGTGAATGCACCAGTAAGACATCGGCTCACCTTCTGCTTGGTCTAAGGACAGGTTGATCGTGCCTACTAGTGACGAAGCATCCAGGCTATGGATGAAGTTGGCAGGGAAGGCCGACACTGACCGCTTCCTATCGATGTCATCAGTAGGGACATTCAATCGATGCTTGCGGACCCCATCTCCCAGTGTGGTCTTGATGACTGTAGTAGACTGGTTGACGTATGATTGCATGCCGACAAACCCCGATGGAGTCTGCCACGTAAGGTGCTCGGATTCGTTAGCCATCGTCCTAGCAACTTGGCGGAAGTAGTCCATACCTCGCAGAGCTGAGGCAGCTATGTCCTCTTGCTGGATGGCCTTCCAAATCAGCGAAGCAAGTAATCCGCATTCACGGAATCCCTGAGTGCTCACACCTGAAATGTTCATGTGCCTACCTTCGTCGTAATACCACTGGATCAGATGGTCTTGGATAGACTTAATGGTTGAGCCGTAAGGGATGACCATGACTGGGCCTTTACAGATGGATCTAGGAATCTCCCCGTTAAACAACTCTAGAACCTGCTCGGCACCTTTGTCTAACCCGATCAGCTCACGGAGCTTCTTAGTCACAATCAAACCAACTCTGGTGTAGATGTCGGGAGGATCCGCTGTAGGTCGGCACCCAGTGGCTGCGGCAAGCTGCTCATCACGTAGCAACATGGCGTAGTTCTGAAGTCCGTTGTTCCTACCATCCATAGCCACGCACAGGCGAGACGAGTAGCCCAGCCCTTCCTTAATGAATGCTGCGTAGTCGATACAGAACGACAGGAATTGCCAGGGATCCGACGCAGTAGACCACCACAAGTCAGCAAGAGGGTCAGCAGCTACTGATTGGATCCGCTCAGCATTCTCACGAACCCACCTCACCCTCTCTTGGAGAGAGTTCAGGTTGATACCTTGGCCGTAGCAGTTAGCACCTTGCACCCGTAGGTAGTCGGCCTGCTCTTCGGTAGTGATTGGCTTAGCTTCACCAAATTGAAGCATCCCGCGAGACAGGTCCCCCGCCATGGGGTTGAGGAAGAAGCCACGAGCATACATCCGGCCCCGGAAGTCACAGAAGTATGGGTAGTAGAAGGCGCTGCCAAGGCACTCCGAAGCTGTCATCTTCAGGTTTGCTACAGCCAGCCGCTTCGCTACTAATTCTACGTTCAGCATCTTCACTCGATACTTGTCCTTCCTCCATGCGTCTCGGGCTTCTTTGTTAGTGCCTATGTCCGCAGGTTGCGGAGGATCTGGGTGTGGCTCAAGTCGAGGCAAGCCAGCGATGTCCATCCCCCTAAGATGTAACTCCTCGAACACGCTGTAGACCTTGGTGTTAATTTGGTAGCTAGTTTCTTGAAGGGCATTCACTGCACGGAAGACTCTGCTTAAGTCTGCACTCTCCAAAAGGCGGAGCTGCTCGTTGCTGCGTGTCTTGACAAGGGCTTTCCCGCTGAGCTTCTCATGTCGATACCCCCCGCTGTAGAGATTGCTCCAGGGGAGGGGAGGTTGCGACAGGGGCATGAGCAGAGGTCGGCATCCTTCGTTGCGCTTCTCTGCGTTGCGTAGCCAGTCTAGGAAGGCTGGTGTAGGGCTAACGTGTGTCTGTGTCTTACAACCTAAGTTGATGTTCTCGATGTCAACGATGCCTGTGTGTTTCCTGAGTAGCTCAATAGATATGACCCCCAGGTGAGCCTTCTCCTTCATCGTCCACGCCTCAATCTCAATCTCCCGCTGACCTACCAAAGCACGGAGCTTATCTTTCTTCCTGGTGTATGAGCGACCACGCATCGAGCGCAAGACTCCGCCCCAGGCTGTCCGGTCCTGCTTCTTAATCTCAGTAAAGCGATACTCGTCTTCAAGCAGTGCCCCTATATGTTGTGCTATTGACATGAATGAGCGACGTAGAGCTACAGCATCTAGACATGCCCTAGTGATGATGAACGCTGCTACATCCGTAGAGAGTTTCCGAAACAGGGCACAAGATGTGTGACGCCGCCCAGGCTTAGACTCTGCATTAACTAGCCAGTCCTCCAGACCTGTAGACAGTTGGGCGGTAGCCTCGCGAAGGATGTAGTTCCCCGCTGGGGTGGCGGATACTCGACCCGCCTGCTTGAGCTTATTGACAGAGGACCAATACCTCTCCTTCCCTAGCTCAATGATGCGCTCTTCAGAGGGGGAAGGACTCACGATAGCTCATTGATTGCTGACTGGATTGCATTCCGTTCAGCCTTGCTCGTAGCCAGTTCGAGCTGGTCCATCAGATTGAAAATCTTATCGACCCTCCTGTTCTCCAAGTAGATGTCTTCTTGGATGGTTGAACGTGTGGCTGACCCTCGCAGCTTGATGTTGATTTGGGTCCGTTCTCGGTCCTTTTGTAGTCGCTTTGCCGCCCTGTTCCTTTCTGACAGCTTGCGTCTCCGCTCAGCAGCGCAGACTTTGCATTTGTCTGCATTGGTCCGGTTCTCAGGGATTCTGGGATGCCCATTCGGGCAACTGCGGACACTATTCATCGCTCCATACCTCCAAAGCCTGCTTGGCTGACTGTAGTTGATTCTTACTTAGGTGGCTGTATCTGAGGGTCATCGCCAAGGTGCGATGTCCTAGCCATTCCTTGATTGAGAGGAGATCCACACCGCTACGGGCAAGGCGGGAAGCGCATGTGTGACGGAGTGAGTGAGGCACACAGTCAGGATCCGTCATACCCAGGTTCTCCCGTGCTTGGTTCCATACATACGTCAGCCTGGACTGACTCACCGACTCCCAGGGAGTGGCGTCTAAGAGTGACTGCTTCATAGCAACCTGCCGTTCGTGACGCTTGCACAGCAGGTCCCGAGCGGTTGATGTGAGCGGGAGGGACCGTGGATCCCCTGTCTTGGTGTGGTAGACCCTGGATACCCCGTCCCTCATACCTGAGTTCTCCCAGCTAATGCGCCGAGCTTCTGAGACTCTCATCCCTGTCTCGACTAGCCACCGGCAGAAGTCAGCCACATCGTTGTGGCCGTTGGTCTCCATGTGGGTGTAGATGCTGTCGAGTTCTTCCTGCGTGAAGCATTTGGTCCTCTGGTTGTTCTCCTTCAGCCTCGGCAGCTTAGGCCGCTTCTCGATAGTCCCCTCCTCAAAAGCCAGAGAGAGCACCTTCCCGAGAGCTGCCATCTTCCGATTGATGCTGGCTGGGGAAAGCTCCCGCGCCCTCAGCTCACTCAGCAGGTCGTTCACCACCCGCTGATCTAGCTTGGTGATGCACAAGTCATCCCCCACCAACCTCACGATGTCGTTGATGTTGGACCGGGCAGTCTTCGCACCCTTAGTGCCCTCCCAATAGAGGTTGAAAGTGCGTTCGGCCATGCACCCTAAACTGGAATCCGTAGACTCCTCCGATACTTCTTCATCTGATTCAATCACAGGTTCTCTTCCTTGCAGTAGGGCTAGACGCCACTCTGCTTCTAGGAGGCGGGCTAGCTGCTCTGTAGCTACGCTCTTCCTCCAACGACGTGCCCCACGGCACACATAGACTTGGTAACTGCTGTCTCTCCGGGTAATCGTCATACTGCGCCGGATGGTAAGGAGGAGCCTGACAGAGTCAACATCTATCGTGTAGCCTCCCAAAAAAGAGAGGCACCGGACGTTGAGCGTTGTCCGATACCTCTCTAAGGGAGACTTGCAGATGGGAAGTCCAATGACGAGTTGGACCGTATCTATTCCTAAACGCTGGAAAAGCTTCACGCAAGCATTAGAGCGCAGCTAATTCACAGCGCAGCTAAGCTAGAGCGCAGCTAAGCCGGATCCTGGTGGTGGGCGGGCCGGACCCTAACGGGACCCTAACCTGAACAGGACCCTAACATCGGCCCTGATTTGCGAAATGCTACGCAATCCCAAATCCGGGACCAGGATTTCGGTCGATCCCATTTCCGGGATCCGGCCAGCTTCGTGCCTACCGCCAAGCTTGGGCAGGACCTGCAACGACCTGCGGCCAATCGTGCAACCTGGCAGACTGCCGGCATGGGCCTGGTTTCGTGCCTACCGCCAAGCCTGCACGGCAGACTGCTCGCAGCTGCTGGTCTGTTGCTTTTCTTAGCTACTGCGTGCAATCCCTGCCGGGCTGGGCTACCTTTCCGGCTCACCGTTTCCCCTATTTCAGAGATTCAAACAGATGACCAACCAAACAGAACAACTTGCCGCCCGCCTGCTACTGCTCGCCGACAATCCACAGACTGGTGAGCCAGGGCTGATCACCTGGATCGAGCAGAACGATCTAGAACAGCATGCCGAGGGCGGCTGCGATGCGGACGGCTGCGCCCTTCGACCTGCTCAGGTCGATCCTGCGCGGGCAGAGATCGCCGAGCTTGCTTTCATCCGCAGCGCGTTGGGGCTGACGCGATGAAGATCACCAAGCCACAAATTGCAGGCATGCTCGCCCTCGCCAGCAACCCCCATGACTGGGGCCTGATTCACACGAACACCAAGCATGCACTGCTGACGCGGTGCCTGATCGCTCGCAGCTTGGTCACTGGCGGTTACATCGTCACGCAGCATGGCATTGAACAGCTGCGGATGCGCGGACATGTTGCTGCCGTCGTGACTGCTGAGCAATACGAGCGGAAGCACTGCGCCGGGCTGGCTGGCATCGAATCCCCTACATCATTCGCCGACTAGGGCGGCTCACTAATATGCCGAAATACCAAGTATCGTTCATCGTCGAGCAAGTTTTCGTCGATGACGTAGAGGCTGACAGTCCCGAAGAGGCACTAGAAAAGCACAACACAACCACGCGCTCTTTAATCCCATGTGATTGGAGCGAGGTGCAACCCAATTCCTATGAAGTAGAGGAAATCAAGTAACCCCCGTGGATCGGGGCGAGCGGCTTGCACTTTGCAGGCTTCTCGCGGTCGATCCTCGACCATCAACGACAGGTAAAAACATGGCTCACGAAATATACGAAAACGACTCTCTCGCCCTTTCCAAAACCCGCGCTTGGCATGGCCTCGGCAATGTGCTGCCGGAGACCTTTACGCCTGCTGAAGTGTTGCAGGTCGCCGGGCTGGATTGGAAGGTCGAGGCTCGCCCCTGCTACCTTGCAGACGGTCGGCAGGTCCCGAACACGGTCGCCAATTGTCGCAGCGATGACGGCACTTATCTGGGCACTGTTACGCATGCCTATGAGGCTCTGCAAAACGAACAGCTGGCGCAGCTGGTGGCAGATGTCTGCGGGAATGATGTTCCCCTGGAATCGGCAGGATCCCTGCGCCGTGGTCAAGATGTGTTCATCCTGGCACAGCTTCAACCCTTCGATGCGGTGCGTGGTGATCGCGTCAACCGATACGCACTGTTCAGCAATAACCATGGCGGAATCAAGAAGGCGAAGATCCTGCCAACATCCGTTCGCGTGGTTTGCGCCAATACGCTGAGCATGGCTCTGCGTGGTGTTCGCAGCGATGTGTTGACCTTGCGGCATACCGCTGGCATCCATGACGCAATCGAGGACGCCAAGCGCACGCTGGGCCTCGCGGAAGCAATGGGCGAAGAGTTTGCCGACGTGGCGCAGCAGCTCGGTCGTGAGCAGTGGAGCGCACGACAAACTGAGCAGTTCTTTGCTCAGGCTTACGAGAAGGCGAACGGTGTCCTGATCCCCACCAACCCGCAGAATGCACAAGAGGAACGGCAGCAGAGGCGGGCAGTGGCAACGGTTGGCGAGTGGATCGCATTGCTACATGGCGAGAAGAATCAATTGCCAGCGATGCGCGGCACCGCCTGGGCTGCGCTCAATGCGGTCACCGAGTGGAGCGACCACAAGCGAACGGTGCGCGTGGTTGGTGCGAGCACTAATGACGAACGGCAGCAGCTGCGCGACGATGCCCGCGCTACGTCCAATTGGCTCGGCAGCTCGGCAGCTTTCAAAAGCACCGCGCTCGATGTCGCTATGGAGCTGGCCCAGTGATCGCCAAGCCATTCGATGGCTGGACAAATGCACCAACCCAACTGCTGGCCCAGTGGGCTACGCATGCCGGGCTGGTGGATGTTCTGCGCCTGCTGGCAGAACGTGAGGACCCGCCCGAACCCCTGGCGCAGTTCTTTGCTGAGGCCCTTCCTGCCATGTTGGCGAGTAGGGCGCGGGAGCTGGTCAAGACAGTTCCTGCAAATGATGCGTTTGTGCTGGCCCTCGCGGTCGGTGCGATCACGTCGCACCCTTCCCCGGTCGATTGGCAGCAGCTGGCCGACCATTACGCGCTGCTGATCGAGCAGCCAACCGCAGACGATGACTTTGGAGATCTACAGATATGAGCAACACGAACAACGACAGGCCCGAACAGGGGAAGACCTACCGCCTGACTGGCGGACCCCGCAGCATTGCAAACGGCGACAGCTGGGCAGACTCGGCGGTCAGCGATGAAAGCAACCGCACAGCTGCTGGTGGTGGTGGTGGTGATGGCAACCATGGTGTTGGTAATGGCACTGCTGGACACGGTACGGCGCCGGAGGTGACGCCGGAGGTGATCGGGCGATGCGATGAACACGACGGCAGCTATGTGGCTGAGGTCTTTGTTGATGGTGACTGGCACAGCAACGGGCTGCGGTTCCCGTCTGCGGCAGCTGCCGATCTCTACGCTCGTGACTGGCAGGCTCGCTGGTCCATGGTCGCCGATTGTCGCGTCGTGACATCGACGGACGCACCCACGACCTGCTCCCGCACTGTAGACTGGGCCGAACGTGGCGCAGCTCGCCCGGATGCCGACGCCCCTGCTTGGAG